TTCTATGGCAGAAAGAATAGTTGCACCTGGCGTGTATACAAAAGAAATTGACCAATCATTCTTACCAGGAGCAATTGCTCAAATTGGTGCAGCAATCGTTGGTCCAACAACAAAAGGACCAGCTTTGGTTCCTACACAAATTACTTCATTTAGTGAGTTTACTAGAATATTCGGAACATATTCAGATGAATCGTATGTACCATATGCAGTAAATGAATATTTAAAAAATGGAGGTAATGTAATTACAGTAACTAGATTATTGTATGAAGATGGATATAACTATGCGAATGGCGTTTTAGCAGTAATTGCTAAATCTGGATCTATTCAAAAAGTAACTCACGTATTACACCCAACAAACCAAATATCAGGGACAACTTCAAATTTATTGTCAGAATCATTAATTGGTAATGCATCCTCCGGAAGTTTTGCAATTAAATTATCAGGTTCATACACTGCTACATTTGACGCTTCGAATAGTTTATATCCAGCAACCGGTGTTGCAGTTTCTGCTTCAATTAATCCAGAGGCAAATAATTATGTAACAAAAATATTTGGTACGTCGCCAAAGTCTAACGATTATCCAGTATACGTACAATATGAAGATAAAAATGCATGGTCTTCATTTGTTAGTGGAGCTGCAGGCGTATCAATTGAAGTAGCAAAATTTTCTACTTATGATTTTGGATACGATTATAGTGCGGCTGAAACGCCATGGGTAACATCACAAAAAATTGGTAGTGTTACAAAGAATTTATTTAAATTCTATACATTATCTCATGGTACATCAGTTAATCACGAAGTTAAGGTAGGTATTAGGGATATTAAAACTAGTTCAGAAGTAACTGATCCGGAAGGTTATCCAACATTTGTAGTTGAAGTACGACGCGTAAATACCACTAATATACCAAATACTCCATATGTATCATCTGATTCAGATTCATCACCAGATATGGTTGAACAATTTCTTGTTAATTTAAATCCAAATTCTCCAAAATATATTGCAAATGTAATTGGTAATAGATATGGTACAATTAATAGTGATGGTGATTTAATTGTTAATGGTGATTATCCAAATAAATCAAATTATATACGAGTAACTGTTGATGAAAGTGTAGAAACTAAGAATAATGATAAAACATTGTTTCCATTTGGATTTGCTACAATGTATTCGCCAATACCAAATGCATCTGGAAGTTTAAATTTAGCTTCAGCTAGTTTTGTAGCTAGTCAAACAAATGCAAACGGAATATTTTCTAAAAATGTATTTCACGGATTTGATTTCTCGAATACAGCTAACTTAAGTTATTTAGCACCATTGCCAGTTGAAGCTTCTAGAAGTACTGGTAGTAACGTTGCATTCTATTTAGGTAATGTTTCTCAATCAGCTGATTTAGGATATAAAGATTCTGAGACCAATATTGTTTATTCTGGTTCATTAACAGATTCTATACAAAATGGTAGATTTGAAAAACAAATAGCATTGTCAACTAGAAAATTCATTGTACCATTTCAAAATGGTTTTGATGGATCTAGACCAAATTTACCAAAAAATTCTGGTATTAATATAACTGCAGGTAATACATTTGGATTTAATTGTACAGGTGCTACATCTACTGGTACTATTGCATACGCAAAAGCATTTGCATTACTAGCTAATACAGATTATTATGATATTAACTTATTATTAACACCTGGTATTATTCATAACCTTCATGGCGATGTAACATTAGCAGCAAGAACATTGGTTGAAGAACGCCAAGATACATTTTATGTAATGGATGGTTCTGCAGCAGATAGAACAGTTCGTGATGCAATTAGCGATGTAGGTGGTTTAGATTCAAATTATACTGCTACATATTTCCCATGGGTTCGTATTAAAAATCCAATTAAAGGAACAAATATTTGGGCACCACCATCGGTTGTTATGCCAGGAGTATTAGCATTTAATGATGTGAATGCAGCCCCATGGTACGCGCCAGCTGGTTTAACTAGAGGTGGTTTAACGACTGTATCTGATACATATTTAAATTTATCACAAACAGCTAGAGGTTCATTGTATGAAGCACGTATTAATCCAATTGCAAATTTCCCATCAACAGGTATTGCAGTTTGGGGACAAAAAACACTTCAAGCACGAGAATCTGCATTAGATAGAGTAAATGTAAGAAGATTGTTAATTGCAGTTAAAAAATATATTGCGTCTGCTACTAGATTCTTAGTATTTGAACAAAATACGGAACAAACTAGAAAAAGATTCTTGGATATAGCTAATCCATATTTATCATCTGTAGCAAGAAACCAAGGTTTGTATGCATTTAAGGTAATAATGGATGAATCAAATAATACAAATGATTTAGTAGATCAAATATATTATACGGTCAGTTATTCTTGCAACCAACAAGAACGGCTGAATTTATATTATTAGACTTTAATATTCAACCAACGGGAGCATCTTTCCCTGAATAATAAGTTAAATAAAAAATGAAGAAGGCAGTCAATTAGGCTGCCTTTTTTTAGTTTAATATATTTATATAAAAAAAGGAATTTTATATTATGGCATCATTTATATATAGAGGCGACAATGCAGATGCATATTCAAACGGTATTGGTGAAACAATCGGTACATTAGATGGTAAAGCTGGTGTTAAAGACGATCCAGCAAAATCATTAAACGAACAAACTGGTACATCATTTCCAAAAACTAAAACGAAGAAAGATCGTGCTACGATGTTTACTGATGCATTTAATTGGGAGCCAAAATACCAACATAAGTTTATCATGACCGTTGATGGCATTCCATCATATTTAATTAAATCATCAGCAAAACCATCTGCAGATAACGGAGAAGTTGTATTAGATCATATTAATATCCAAAGAAAAGTTAAAGGTAAAACTAAATGGAATAATATCGAAATTACATTGTATGATCCAATCACACCATCTGGAGCACAAGCAGTAATGGAGTGGTTTAGAGCACATCACGAATCTGCTACTGGTAGAGATGGGTATTCTTCATATTATAAAAAAATTATAACATTGCAACAATTGGATGGTATGGGTATACCAGTTGAAGAATGGACTATTGAAGGAGCATTTATTCAATCATGCAATTGGGGAACATTAGATTGGTCTTCAGAAGAAGTTCAAACTATAACAGCTACATTAGCATACGATTACGCATTTCAACACTATTAATCAAATTTATACATTATCAAGGATGGGAGTAGAAATACTCCCATTTTTTACAGTTTATATATTTATAATAAATTAAAAAGGAATAAGTTATGACAAAAGTTACCGATCGTATTTCGGATTCTGCTATGGTTGAATTTGCAAAAAAACAATACGAATCTAAACAAAAAAGCAAAGTCCCAACTCAATTAGTACATTTAACTAGTAAAGGACTAGTATATCCAGAAACGCACCCACTTCGTAAAGGATATGTTAATATGCGATATATGACAGCATATGATGAGGACATTATTACCAATGAATTATATATTACAGAAGGCATTGTATTTGATGTTTTATTAGCTGAATTAATAACCGATGATATTGATATTAGCGATATTTCAGTAATGGATAAAGATTCATTAATTATTAATGCTAGAATATTAGGATATGGTGCAGAATATCCAATATTGGCTACCGATCCAAAAACTGGTAATACTTTAAACCGTATATTAGATCTAACTACGATTGTATCGACTGAATTCAAATTGATTCCAGATAAATTAGGAGAATTTGAATATAAAGTTAATGATGAAATTAAATTTAAATTTAGATTCAAAAACAACCGCGATGACCAAGACATCGATCCAAAAAGAAAAATATCTAGTTTCTTATTTTCTGTAATTACAGAAGTTAATGGAGATCGAACTGCAATTGCAATTGAAAACTTTATAAAATATACATTTTCTCCAAAAGACTCTAGAACGTTTAGAACATATTATAGTGATAATTCTCCAGGAATGATTACGGACATTGAATTAGAAGGTGAAGATGGGGACACCTTCAAAACTAGGTTTCAACTTGGACCCGACCTTTTTTGGATATGATACTACATATTCTGTCCATATCCATTCGTTAATATTTGATATGATATGGTATTCTGATGGTCGTTTCGATTGGGATACATTATATTATATGCCGATATATTTGCGTGATTTTTATTTAAAGAAATTAAATCAAAAAATAGAAGAGCGTAATAATAAATAAGTATAAATCGCTATCATTGATATTTATAATAAAAGTATTCAATGATAGCGATTTCAACAACATATATGATACTACATAAATTAAAATACCAACCAATTGGACAAGGTGCAACAGGTACTGGTGGATCTAAAAACACCAATCCATCTGCAAAAGACGTAACTGATGCAGCACAAGTTGGATTATCAACAAATTTAAAAGCTGCTACCGAATATACTGACGCGACTACTAGATTAAATTTAGGACTAGCTGAACAAGATAAATTTCAACGCAAGTTAATTGCATCAGTAGCCGATGTTGTAGAACAAATAACGATATTAGAACAACGAGAAGCTAAATTAACTAGTGCATTTAAAACAGGTACTCGAGAATTAGCATTAAGGTCTGCAGCATTTAATACAATTCAATCTGGTCTAGGAGCTACAAGCGATGAAATGGCGCAGTATAGACTCACGATGGAAAAAACATTTGGACTATCGGGAAAAATATTTGCAAAAGGTGCGGCTGAAGGAAATAAATGGGTAAAAGGGCAGATAACTGCATTTAATTATTTATCTAAAAATACAAATTTAAGTGCCGATTCACAAGCTAGTTTACAGTTATATGCAGCAGGCGCGGGACGTTCATTGGAGGAACAAATCGTTGCAACGAAAGCAATGGCAGAATCCATGGGTGATGTTATAACAGAATCAACTACAGTTGAAGAGATTTTGCAAGGCGTAGCATCATTATCATCAGATATTAGATCACAATATAATAAAATACCCGCGAGTTTAGAGAAAGCTGTTTTGAAATCTAAACAATTAGGCGTTTCCATGGAGCAACTTCATCAATCTGGAAAATCTTTATTAGATATCGAATCGAGTGTAGGAAAAGAAATTGAATATCAATTATTATCAGGTCAACGATTAGTTAAGAATGGTAAAAGTTTAACCAATGCATATCGAGAAGCTACATTAGCTGGAAACATGGAACAACAAGCCGATATCATGAAAGATGTATTGGAAACCCAATCTGCTACATTGGATGGTAATAACATGTTAGCTAAACAAGCATTAGCAGATTCCATGGGATTGCAGTTAAAAGATTTGATGTACATGAATGAAAAAAAGCATCTACAAGAACAAATCACAGAATCCATGGGAGATGCATATGATCTGAATACTATAATGGATGATCCTTCCAAGAAAAAAGCATTTGAATTAGAATTAATAGATAAATCAAAAGGAACTGGCGAACAAGCTGAGGCTGCAAAAAAGACATTAGTAGCTTTAGAAAAATTAGCTAAATCAGATGAGAATAGAAGATCTCCAGCAGAGAATATTGAAAAGCGACTTATTTCTATGCAAGATCAAGGTTTAAATGTACGAATTTTAGGCAAAGATGCAAAAGGTAATGTTAACAAACCAACAGCAACAAATTTAGCATCCGGATCTGCAAAATTACAATCTATCGCTAGCGGAAGTAATAATTTTGCAAATGTAATGATGAAACCATTTGATTTTACAAAAGATGACAGTTATATTAAATTTATTGGAGGGTTAAATGAATCATCAATTAAAATTTCAATTTTAAAAGACAATTTCAGTGATTTAGGTGATAATTTACCACTACTTAATGACGTGATAATCAAAGGAATTGAAACTGTCGGTACAGTATTAGAAAAAATTACCGGTGGTAATAAAAATGCAATTGAACAAAACAAAGTTACCCAAATATCACCCGAAGGTGCCGGTCCTGCAGGTGCACCTGTCAATCATGATGCTGTTGTCGGAATTAATGATGGTGTTATAAAATTCAATGATAAAGATAAATTAACAGTTGTAGCATCACCTTTCGGCACAATGAATGAAAAAGTTGCAGATAAAATAACAAACCCAACTGGTGGTGGATCGTCAATGGATATGAATACAATCGTCGCTGCTATACAATCAGCATTAGGTAATATTAATATAACAGTTGCATTAGATCCAATGGCAATTGATAAAGAAATTAAATTTAGACAGGGCAGTTTAAATAGTTAATAAATAAAAAAAAGGAATATATGCCAATAGATTTTAACAGTAATGAGTGGTGGAATAATACATCAGGACTTCACACTAATTATACGCCGTCTAAATATGCACAATCAATAGGTAACGCAGCTGGAGCAGCCGTACAAAATTATACCGGTGTTAATCCAGCAATGGTATTTTCAAATAATACGAATAACGGCGGATTATTTTCAACAACACCATATGTTAATTTGTATAAACCAATTGGACCACTATTTTCAGATTTTAGATCTAGACTCGGTGTTGATATCGGATCATCTATTATAAAAGCTAGAAAAGACGGTACTTGGTCTGCATTAAATATATCACCTAGATCTGTAGCATATTCTATAGCATCAATGGCACCATATGGGGCATATAGCGTATTTAACTTAAACGCATCGGGAAGACGTGGTTTTGGTTGGGGTTCGCATGGCGATCCAGGTGCAGCTATATTTAAATCTGATTTTACATTGCAAAGTAACATTGTTACAAAATGGAAATCAAATGGAGGGACAGACGAAAAAGGTGGATGGGAAACAAAAAAACGAAATATATTAACACCATTCCGCGGCGATCGAGTTAACGTTATAGATTACAGTAAACGAAAATTAGATGAAATTTATATTTGGAAAAAAGCATTATTCCCAAAAGTTGCAAAAGCATTAGGTGGACTTAATCCAAATGTAACACAAGATTTTATTAAATTTTATTTTACAGGACCAAAATTATACAACGGAAATGATACAGACATTGATGACGTAATGGTATTTAGAGCTACAATTACAACATTAGATGATTCATTTAATCCAGAATGGTCAGCCGTCAAAATGATAGGTCGAGCAGATTCAAATTTCCATTATGGAGGCTTTTCTAGAGATATGAGTCTATCATTTACTATATATGCAACTGACAGAGATGAAATGAAACCTATATATCGAAAATTAAATGCATTAGCAGGATATACAGCACCAACTTATGATAGTGGATCTATCGGTTTAATTGCTCCATGGATGCGTTTAACGTTAGGTGATTTATTAATTCAACAACCAGTATTAATTAATTCGTTGCAGTTAGGATTAATGGATGCTGATACCCCATGGGAAATTAATATCGAAAATGATCCAGAAATGAAACAAGCTCCGATGAAGATTTCGGTTACCATGACATTAAAAGTAATTACAGATTATCTTCCAGAACAAAACGGCCAGTTCTATACATTATCAAAATCAAATACTATCAAAGGACCAGAAAAAGGAACTCATAATTGGTTAACTGATACTACTAATAGAACTATAAAACGAGCAGAAAATGATACAACTTCAGGCGATAAATTTAAAGACAAACTTAAACGGGCATTTGGCTTATCACAATTTTAAAATTTAAATAATATGGGACGATATAATACAACTAATGTTATACTAGATAAGTTCGATAAACGAATTGCTGGTACAACGATAATCTCAATACCATTTGATTCAAATGATATTTATATAAGAACTACTAGTTTAGAGCGGCTAGATAAACTCGCAGCTACATTTTATGGTGATGTAGCTGAATGGTATAAAATTGCAAATGCTAATGGATTAGGTAAAGGTACTCTATGGATACCTGCGGAAAAATTATTACGAATTCCACAAGTTCCAAATATAGATGAATATATAACAATGCATAATAAAAATAGATAATGAGTCAAATATTTTATTCAGCAGTAGATGAAAATTTACAAGAAGAACTAAACGCAAGAGCGGCGGCAGCTATGAGTCGTACAACAGATTCACTGAATTACATGCTAACTAAAATTGCAAATGTAGAATTAGTTGCATATAAAAATCAAGATTTTAAAGACCGCGGTGAAAAAAATCAATTATATACGTTAGGAGGAAAAACTGTACAAACCGGTAACTATTTGCCAACTGGATTTTTATCTAATAAAAATATCGTTAACGGCCGGCCAAATTCATATAAAGTTCCGCCATTTATAACTAGTTGTGCTGTAACAATGAATGACCACACAATGGGTACATTAAATTCAGCTACTATTAACATTACAATACCAGATCCAGGCCGCGATTTAGATTATATGGAAAGTATATTTGCAAAACCTGGTAGAGCATTAACAATTCGAATAGCACACGCAGATTCTGCAGTTATAACAAAAAAAACACTTGCCGCATCCACAATACAACCAAAAGTTCCTATAGGCAGTACTAATACAAAATTATGTGTAGTTGAATTTGATGCATTAGTTATTTCTTTTAGTATTTCATATTTAACTGATGGTACTGTTGCATTAACAATACATACACGTGGAACTAGTAATGTATATACTGATGTAACCATGTTAACCGATCCAGCAGAAACTGTTGATAAAGAAAAAAAAGATCAACTAACATCTGACTTTTATGAACGTGTATATGGCCAGGTTGTAACTTTTTTAGCTAATATTGATGATCCTACTGTGAAAATACAGCAGGCATATGAATACCTGCCTACACCGTTAGACAACGAACTCACCGGTGAAAGCGATTCTTGGATGTTCAAGAATGATCAATTTTGGGACAAACAAGAACGTTATTATATGCAACTAGGTGCAATAATTAAGTATTTAAATCGGTTTATATTAAGTAAACAAAAAGAATTTGTTCCTGGAGCATTTATTATATCCAATGACGTGTATTGTAATAGTAACTATTATGAACATTTAGTTTCAGCAGACCCAGAAAATATTCTTATTCTAGATCAATGTGTATACGGACAAGATCCAACAGATAAAAAAGATAGAAATTTTATAAGTTTAAACAATGTTGCTGAATATACCGGTGAAAAATTTAGCGATACAACTATTCCATACTCATATCCAACTCGACTGTATATAAATACGAACGTAATTAAAGATATATTAATAAATAGTAAAACATCCGAAACTAGAACTTTAAAGGTTGGTGAGTTTTTAACTGAATTGAGTAAGCGTATAAACTACGCATTAGGCGGTGCAATTGATATGAAATTAATATCACACCCAGATAATCCAAACTATTTATTGTATTATGATGCAAATTATCTAGGCGATAAAAAAGACATAAAACCATATAATGTTCCAATGATGGCCGGCAAAGAACGGGGGACGATAGTTCGAGATTTCAAAATTGAAGCTAAATTACCAACTAGTATGCAAGGCTTAATGTATACCACAGCAAATAGCGATAATATATCAGAAGAACAAATTGCACCATATATGAATTTCATGTATAATAATGCAGCTGTAATTCGAACAACAGATGCAACTGGAAAAGTAACAGATAATACCGATAATAATAAACTAATCGAAAATCGGAAATCTGGCGTTCTTACTGAAATGGAAAAGAAATATAAAGAATCACATGAAAAATTTTTAAACGCATTAATAAAAGCTAAACAGGAATTTGGTGATGTTAAGAAAAATGAATCTAAACAAACACAACTTGTAGGTGCATTAAAAAAATATATTCAATATCCAACTCCTAGCATAAAACAATCAGCACAAATGCAAGCCCCAATATATCCATATGATATTGAGTTTACAATTGATGGTATTAATGGGTTTAGATATGGCGATGCATTAGAATTTGATGCAATACCGACTAAGTATAAAAATGGTACAACATTTAGTATAATTGCTGTTAATCATAATGTTTCAACAAATGGTGAGTGGACTACTAATATTAAATGTATAATGCGCCCAAAATTCGATCAATAAAAACTAAATAATTATGCCTAGATTAAGACTACACTATTCTAAAGATGAAATCATAAACGATCAATACACCTATGGTAATGAATGGATGTATGAAGATAGCACGCAATATATAGGACCATATCACCAATATACAACTGGTGAGGTATATACTGGTGCGGCTTGGGATGTGTCTACTTCTCGAAAATTAATAGAATACCAAGATATGACATCATTATCGTATCGGTATAAACAAATAAAATCTGATATTCAAACTAAATATGATTCATTTAATAACTATTTAGTTGAATTAAAATATGATGACTATATTACTGGATATGTTAATAGATATTTTATTAAAAAAGTAAACGACGGTGTGATAACTGAAATTTCTAAATTAACATATGATGATTATAATGGATCTAAAATTGACAAAAATTTATATACAGCAATACAAGTAAAATGGGTTATTTCTGGTAAACTAGAAACTACGCAAACAGATGGTATAACTACAATAAGCGTTGCCGATCAAAATAGAAAAATATTAATTTCAGCCGAACGTCAAATGTCCGGCATCTCTGTAAAATTAAATAATCTAATAGAATATTATACAAATACCGAATTCAAAGTTCCAGCTGATATTAATTAGATGGTTTGATTTGTGGTCTAGTTTTTATATTATTATGATATGATACTAGACCACATTTCTGAAATCGATATCGTATTCGAATATATAGAGAACAAGAAAACTCTAGTTATCCCAATATTATGTAACAACTTTAAACATGCTTCTATCAATAAAATGTGTTGTATATACATTTATA